ATGATCTAGTTGGTTTGATAAATATTCTTCCGTTTAATTCGTTTCTGTCAATAGATTCTGGTGTATCATCTAATGTTACTCTAAAATCAGTTAACCCTCTTTCTTTTCTGATATTATCTAATATTGGGTTAACTAAACTTAAGAACTGATTTCTTACAACATCATCATTTTGTTCAAACAACAATCTGATAGATACTGCAGATATAAGTTTTCTAGCTTGTAGTAACAATCTTCTAACGTTAATTCTGTTAAGAGCACTTTCTCTAACTTGTAATGTTTTATTACCAAAGATAACAACCCCTACATCAGAGAATGTCGCCATAGGATTAATTCTACCTTCATATAAATTATCTCTTTCGTCTAATTTAAGTTTAACTCTAGCTTTAATTGCGGTAGTAGTACCTCTATTTAAACCTGCTGCTGCGAACCAAGGGAATGCAACATTATCAGTCAATGCGATGTTTCTTACAACTTCTACAGTTGGTGGTAACCATACGTATCTGTTGTTTTCCGTATCATTCATTTGTAACCAAGGCCAATATGTGGCAGAATAATTAGAATCTATTCCTGAATCTTCTACGACATCAACTGCCTCTTCTGCTGATAATACAACCCCATCCACATCTACGTCAGGTGTTGTAATTATATATAGTGAATCCGCTCTATCAGTCTCAACCATATCAACTGCATTTTCAATTAAACTTGTATTGTCTCTCAAATCAATACCAGGTGTTGCAAATACATTTATATTTACCGCTTCTGGATTATTAAATGTGTAAATACCATTTAAAAATGCGTAATAATCAGAAGTTATTCCGTCATCACCTTCACTAGTGACAAATGTATTAAATATTCCTTTACTTAAACCTAAAATTCCTTTAGTTCCGTTTTTAACGTAATTATCACCATTAGTTCTTTTAGTTCTATATTCGTCCCATCCGTCCCATCCACCGTAAGGTGCGAAAGTGAATTTTCTAGACGCTATCTTTTCATATGGTCCACCTACTAATGATAAGTCAGTTGTAAATGCTGATATACCAACTTGTAAAGTAGGTACATAACTTACACTACCTAAATCTATTAAAGAACCAGTTGCGTTCACATCTAAATGGAACCCATCCGTTCTACCTGTATATATACCGTCATTAACTGCATTTAACCCTTTATAATCAAAGAAATCCTGATCCACTCCAATATCACTATTTAAACCTAAGTAAGTTTTTCTTAATTTAGATGTATTGAAATCTGAGTATTTAGTTTTATATTCTATTTTTGGTGGTAATGCAGTTCTATTAGAACCAACATATGTTCTATTTAACACACCCTCAAATCCTGATGGGAAATGGTTACCTAAATCTGGATCGTTTCCGTCCCATAATTCAACCATAACACATTTACTTCTTAATGGAAATTCACCATCAATTGTACCAATTTTTCTTCCTATAAATCCAATAGAATTACTATCCATAGATAAAGAAGAATATTTCTCTATTACATTAGGGTTAGCGTCAGTATCGTTAAAACTTCTAATTAACAAATCAAATGTTTTATTATCAGGTTGAATGTTTATAATAGAGAACTTAATATCTTGATTTGCGGCATTACCGTCAGATATTGTTACAAATCTAAATAACCTTTGTAATGTTGACCCTACACCGATACCTTTAACTTCCGAAAGAACCCAAGGAGATAATGCAGTTTTCCAACCCTCTAAATAATTATTAAGGTTATTTGTAATTGTCCCACCTATTTCTACAAATGATGTATCTAAACCTCTAACTTTACCTGCACTAATCAAATCTTCCAATACATTAGTATAGATTTCTTCTACCCATAATTCAGTTTCCTTATCTTGTGTAGATTGACCGAATACTCTAGGTAAGAAATTCTTTTTAGTTCTATCCATAGAAACTTCATAATTAAAGTTTACCCCATTAAATGTGGTACCTGTAATATTAAATGAAGCTAATGAGTTTGATGGTAATAATGATGTATTAGTCATTATTGTGTCAGTAGCACCTGTTACATCATATGTTAAAGTTTCTGTACCATCATAAGATCCTCTTGATCTTATAGTGGCAATTACACTACCATCTATATCTGTATAACAAGATGCGATATAACTAACAACTGTACCACTTGTAGTACCTGTTACAAATCCTGTAGAACCACTTCCTTTTGTTAGGACTGTCATATCAAATGTTGCCCCACTGAAATTACAACCATTTTTAACATAATATGGTGTAGTTACATTAATTGTGTCACCAGTACTTAATAAACCTACTGATGTAAATAACCCATTAATTTGTCCATCCGCATATAATGCAGTTAAATTAGGACTATTAAATGTCATAGAAACAGGTAATCCAGCAGTAGTTGCAGAATATGTTAATAGTAATGGGTAACTTGTTGTATTTGTAATTCCAGTCGTTGTTGGATCCTCTGAAGAATCTAGTGTGATTGACCACGCATTACCAGCTTTATATCCTGATAAACCTAAAACTCTACTAACATATAATTGATTAGTTTGAGATAGGAACGATTTTGCGATGTAATTTAATTCGTATTTGTTAAAACCATTAGCTTTATATTTTTCGGGGTTTAGTCCACCAAAATAACTAATGAATTCACCGTAATTAGAGATGAATACAGGTTCAAAAGCTGGTCCTTTAGGTGTCTCACCTAATAGTCCCAACGTAGTAACCCCAACTTGTCTAGTTACGAATGTTAAGTCTTTTTCAGATGTGAACACACCTGGACTCACAAAAATTCTGTCTGTTGATGCCATTTAATTTATTTTTTTTACTTATTATTAATTAATTTCTTTAATTATAAATATGCGGTTTTTTATGAAAAAATATTTTTTGAGTTTGATAAAATAAATTTAGTATGAATTTTATCATACTTTTGTCATACTTATATATAAAAAGGAAATGAAGAGGGATAAAAATTTAAAAATCACGCCTCAAACGCATAAACTTCTAAAGGAATATTGTGAAAATAATGGACTTAAAATGTTTGCGTTTGTGGAGAAATTAATAAAAGAAAAGTGTAAACCAAAAACAGATTTATATGGTGATGAAATTAATTAATAATCACCTTCACCTTTTAAATAATAGTTTTAATCTGATTATAAACAGTTACTACGCCTTCACCATAAGAAGTATAGGAATCCATTTCAGTTTTAGTTTTATTTAATTCATTTAATTTTGTGCCGTCAGATAAAATATAAAAATTGGCTGAATCCCATTTACCTTGAGTTGACACATTAATATCAATCCTATAAAGTAAATCATTAATAATAGCCTCAAAAATACCATCCACTAACTCTATTAAATCATTTTGGTTATTTATGGTAAACGTACTTTCAGGTAAAGAATAAGTGTTAATAATTAAATTATTATATACTAGTTCTATGTTAAGATAATCATTCATTTTAATTAATTTTTAATAATCATTATATATAATTCACCCTGTCTATTAAGGGTTAAGTCGGAAGAGACTAAACCACTCATCCCACCTGCAGAAGTATTCCTATAAATTGCTCTAACATCTATAGTGTGGTTACCAGCAGTTAAATTAAGTAATGCCCCCATCGACCAAATTGCACTTGTCCAAGCAGAGTTAAGAGTGTTTGGGTTAGTAGTTGTAATTCTTCTAAATGAACCATTTGTTAAAGGTCCGACCCCATCAACATGTAATGCGACATCAATGGTAAAACTATTATTTGTACCATTTGAATTTTGCATACCACCTGTACTGAATACATAAACTGAACAGTTACTAGGGACTGTAATGTTTTGAGTTAAACCAGGTATTAGTTGATACCCAACAGATGCATTACTTAATGTTAGTGTTGATGTACCATAAGAAGCATAAGTTGTTTGCCCTAATGTACCTACCCCAGCAACTAACTTACCTCCCGTATCAAATGATGCCACTTGAGAAGGTGTTCCCGATCTACTTGTTACTGTAACAGTAGTTGCGGTAGTACTTTGTAACGAAGTATTTCCGTTAACAGTTAAATTTCCTGATACAGTTCCCCCACTTTTATCATACTTATTTGAAATATCAGTTTGAATTGTTTGAATAATACTACAACCACTTAAAGTATCACAAGTTAAACCTTGTTGTGTCGGTATTGTTGAAACCGCATATGAATAATGTTGTGAACCTTCAGTAACCAAAGTTATTATGTGTGATTGGTTACTCGTATTAGTTGCTCTAACTTTCGCAACTATACTATCACTAACCGTTAATGGTGTTCCACTAAAATAACCATCAGTAAGTTGCATTGATGGATTAGGTGAATTAGTCGTTACAGGTGTGGGGTCGGTTGCGAATAACAACGTTTCAGTCCCACCACTTGTTCTTTTATAAACCTCAACAAATATATTAAAAGATGCATTTGTATTTGATTTGTACGAATGTAAATAAAAACTCCAAATACCTCCAGGTAATAGTGTTATATTTAATGGATTTGTTTGAAAAGAGACAATTGTACCAGTTAAACCAGCATTAATTGTCACACCACTTGTTTGTTGAGACGCAGTGCTAGCAGTTGTACTCAAAAACCTATACCCATTTTTTGGTTGTGATAAGTTTAAGTAAAAAGTTTGACCTCCACCACCACCAATAGGAAAACCACTTACGTTAAACGTACCACCTGTATTGTTAGTAAATATTGCGTTTCCAGATGTGTATGTTCCACCTGTTACAAATACATCGGTTGGTAAATTATAATAAGTTGTAGCTGATATTGTGGTTGCAGTTAATCCATTCGTAAAATTAGACGGTCCTGTTACAGTTCCACCACTAAACACTGAAGGTGGTAAATTGTCATAAGTTGTTGCAGATATTGATGATGCAGTTAACCTATTGTTTGAAACATCAATTGTTACACCACTTGTTGATCCAAAATAAACATTACCCTCATCCAAAGGATTTATATTTAATGGAGAACATGAATGTATGTTTGATACATATATATCATTGACACAATCTCCTGATGTACCTATTGTGTTAACCCCTAAAGTATTTGTCAAATCATCGTATGTAAAACCAGATTGATCAGTTATTAAACCTCCTGAACCGACATATACAACCCTACCGTCAGTTAAATTAGAAAATGATAATCCTGAAACTGAATTTATTGTCTGATATAAATCAGGTTGACTTTGATTACGTTCTATGGTTAACCTATTTATGGTTGGGTTATATGTAAATCCCGTTACAAATGTATCTGAATTGGCATATATAGGTACATTTAAATTATTACCTATATATGTAGATGGTCCTGTACTTCCTGATGTGGTTAGAACTAATAACCCACCACCACCTCCTATTGCATTCGCAAGTTGTTGTACTGTTCCCTTATATGATGATCCATATGGATTTTGCGATGTATCACCAGTATTAACTATGTGAATTAAATCATTTAAACCTATACTACTAGCAATTAATCTATCGGTTAATCTTTGTTTACTCATTTTTTTATTTTTATATTACAAATATTATATTGTCACACCATTTATTATAACTTCAGAAATTTGATTTACATCAGTTTTATTCACTTTTATATATAATTCATCTCCTATATTAACTGAAAAAGGTATAGTGACTATACTACCATTTTTTTTAAATAGAATTGAATTTGAATTAGTTGCGTTATAATTAATATAAGTAGCGTTAACGTCTATTGGTATGTTAATACTATTTACTCCTACATTAAAAATTGTTTTTAAATATAAACTTTCACTATTTGAATCTAATTTAACTTGATAAGTTGCCTTATATAAATCCTGACTAACTTCAAAAAAATTTATTGCCCTATTTATTGCTGGTGTTACAATAAAATCATCTTCGTCTAATAAATATCCTAACATTTTTATAGTAAATAATTGAACATAATACTTCCTCTCATCCAAATTTGATATCACACTCTCATCACCAATACTATCCATTATTAATGGTATTGGATGTCCGTTCACTTTAATATATTTTTCTAAAGATGAAAAAGAAGTTAACATTTTTCTATTCATAAAATTTAAATCTCTCATCCTATTACAAAATAATCTAACTTCATACATAATATCAACTGATACTGGTTGAGGGATTTTATATATGTCAAAACCATTTCTATTACCGTCCCATGTTGGTATCTTCATATATGTAAAGGTAGGTCTACCAGGTATATTAAATGTTCCCGCATAATTAGTACCTTGTTGTGCGTCAGGTTTTCTTACTATAGTAATAAATGGTAATTTTATATTTTTATCTATATCCGTAAATTGCCAAGTTTTAGAGAATTCTGCCCATCTTTGTGCACTTAGAAATAATACAGGGACTTTTTCTCCTGCCAAACTTAAATCTATATCATTATTTACATAGTTAATCATTTCACTATCCATATCTTCATGTAAAATACCTTTAGGGAGATAAGTTCCTTTATCAGCAATTTCATCAAGTATACTTTGTCTCTGCTCAAAACCTTGTTTATGAGGAGTTATGTTAACATATTTTCTATAATTTTTTGGTAACCCCATATTACATTCCGTTAAATTCATCTAAGTCAGTTGGTACACAAGTTATTGATCGATAAAACCCTTTATACCCACCAATGGTGTGTGTGTTATCTGAGAATAATTTACCGTCATTTGAAACTGTAAAATATTTAATTTTTGTTTCTGTTTCAGGATATGCGATATAATCTCCATAATTAATATCTATACCTAATTCATCTAATTGATCTTGATATACACCTAAAGTAATATTCCCCCTCTCAAGTAATCTTAATGAACCATCACTATTATAACTTTTATTAGTAGGTGTTGCGTAACTAAAACTAACAGGTATTTCTATAGGTGGTTTAAATCTTATTTCGTTCTTACCTGCCTCACCATAAATATCATCATTAGTGGTATCAACTCTATCGACACGATAAAGAATTACCTTAATATTGATATCACCTTCTAACCATTCTCTCCCAAAGTCAATTTCTAATTCGAAATCGTCTTGTGAAAAAAATTTGTTTAATCTTTCTATTGGTACTTTACGCATAATAACTCAATCTTATTTATAGATAAATATTTATTTTTAAGAAAAAATTGTCTATAATTATAAATATGTTAGATATTAAAAATATTAACAATTTGGATTGCGAAACTTTATTGTCATCATATGAGGGTAAAAACCCTTATATACGTTATATGCGTAAAAAATTA